TCGCCGTTCATGATCATCTGGAAGCCGGTCTCGGTGTACTGATAGACCGATTCCAAGTCGCTCTTCAAGCCGGTGAAGGCTTTCGGACGACCGATCGAGTAGTAGTCGTCACCGACGAAGGCCGGAATGTTCCGCTCCTTCATCTCGTCGACGATCGCGCGGACGTGGCCCTTGCCGAACGCGACGTTGTTCGTCACGCCTGCCGAAGCGGTGCCTGGCGAAGCGTTGAACGTGACAGCCGTCGTGCTGGTGCCCGACGTGGCGTTGACCTTCAGGCCGGTCGAGTTGAACTGCGTCCAGGCCGCGATGTCCAGCGCCTGCTTGCAGTCGTGCTTGAGCACGCGGTGGATGATTTCCTGCACCGGATGCTGCGACAGGTTGTCCAGCTTGCCGGTGTACGGCACGCTGTTGCCGAACTCGGTCATCGTCAGCGTTTTCTGCGTGATGACGAAATTCGTTTCGGGGATCGCACTGGTTTCGGCCAGGGCTGCACCCTTCGTCTGCACTCGGCTGTAGACGTTCCAACTGAACGACTCACCGCGCTGCAGTCCCTTGTCGGTTGCGTCCTTCGCGTCGCAGAACTGCCGGAATTTCACGACCGGAAGAACTGCCATGCGGAGGACGTTCGACAACTCGGTGCTAAACATGTAGCCGCCGAGCGAGTTGACGCTCCACAATTGACCCGCCATCGAGGTTCTCCTCTTAGATCGCCCCGACAGCGTTTCCTGCTATTGCAGGGGCTGATGCCGTGCGGCGCGATACATGTTCACAACGTCGCTAGGCTTGGTCGGATACTTCGGTTCTGCCGGCTCGGAAGGGACCCGCTCGGAAGCGGAGGAAGGTTGCGGGATTCTGCGTTTGAAGTTGGTGCGCGTGTTCACCGCGGCGTTGATGTCGGCGTCGGGTACTTTGACCCCTCCATCCACGCGGCTCATGATGAGCGTTCCCACTTCATCCGCTATCTTCACCAGCGGCCTGCCCTTGTTCCCCGGATCCTTGATCGCGTTGTTGTACATCTGCGCTGCTGCTGCCCGCAAAACCGGGTCCCCCAGCACCGTTCCGTACTTCGATTCCATCAACTCGTTGACCGCGTTGACTTGATCGTTCGCTGCGTTCTTGGATTCCCGTGCCGCCATGTCGGATTCGACTTTGGCCTGCACCAATGCTGCAATTTCGTTGGGGTCAGCCGCCGTGTGACGACCGGACTCGCGAAGCTTCAGCACTTCCGACAGGGCGGTAGCCGCTCGATCGGGATCTCCGCTGTAAAGTTCCGCCACGAGATGCGCGGCCTGGTCCTCTACATTCCCCGCGGGGGCCGTGGTCTCGGCTGCAGGACGGCTCTGCGTGGAGGCAGGAGCCGGTTGTACCTGGGCCGGAGCTGGTTGGCTCAGTCGGCTCAGTCGATCTTCAAACTCGCGCCGCTTGTCAGCGGCAAACTGTCTCAGGCGTTCGTCGCGCCTCGCGAGGTCCTCGGCCTGTTGCAGTCGGTGTTCGACGCCAAGCTGGATCTGCCTGGCCTCGACGCCACCTGCGGCTTCGACCTTTTCGCGCGATTCGACTACATCTTTGCCAAATACCTTGAGGGTTACAGTCTCGCCCGAAGGCGTCGGCGCCGAATCTACACCTGCGACCGGCTCAGATGCAACAGGCGCGGCGCGCGGCGTCTGGACAGCGCCTTCGCCTGCGGTGTCGCCGTCGGGCGTCTGTGCCCCTTCCTGCTCCTCGTAGCCAGCCTGCAGCGCCGCGGCGCCTGGCACCGTCGCCAGATCGATCTCGCGGTCAGCCTGCGACAGTGCGTTGTGCCGCGCGATGATCGCCTTGCGAGAGGCATTCGGGTCGACTTGCGCGATTTCGAGACTATCGGTGCCTGTGCCTTTGGTATCGCCGGCTGGGTTTTCGCTGCTCATTTCGTGTCTCCGTGGTTTGCGGAATTACGCCACTCGTTCACAACCATTTCAGCGCGAATGCGCTGATTGATCGCGATCCTTTCTGCCTTTTTGAAATTCCTGTGGTTTCGATAGTTGACCCAAAGGAGTCGAATAAAGCGGATGACCGGCATGCCCATGACTCGGCGTTTGGAAACGCAAGTGAAGCACTGACACGAGCACACTGGCGAGTAGAACCGCTGCTGAATAAGGCGCTCGTTATACGAGTTGAAAATTGTCTTCCGACCGGCGTTACTGTCACTCGACCCAAGTGGCTCAAGTGTGCAAGTGTGGGGATCAACTGTTTCGTTGTCGGACATGTCGGGTATCCTCAGTGGGCGTCTTTCGACGAATCGTGGCCGTTCAACGTCACGGCGTCATTCGCCGCATCGTCAGGTTTGTAGAACACGGTGAATCCATCGCCGCCGCGCACGAGATCGTCGCGCGCGGTGAGAAGCAGTTTTGCCAGATCGAATCGAGCCTCGCCGCCAACGGCGCCGGCCCACGATTCGTCTTGGTCCACGAACATCAGCGCGACGCACTTGTACGGCTTGCCGTCGGCCTCGTGCTGCTTGGCGACGTTCGACAGGTGCGCGAGCATCTCGGAGATCGGCAGTTCCATCAGCCCACCTCCCTCTCGAGTCGTTTCAGGTCAGCCTCGGCTTCTTTGCCATCGGCAAGGATCTCGTCGATGGTGAACAGCGCCATCTTCGCAGCCAGCGCGCGGCGGTGAGCCGCCGCGGCTTCCTTGCTGTCTGGCTCAACCGATAGCCACTCGTTCTGCGCGTCGATGACCGAGCGCACCAGGCGATCCGCCAAGTGCTTGCCTGTCGGGCTTTCGAAGAACCGCTCGCAGTGCAGGCCGGTCTTGAACTTTTTCCACACCTCCAGATGGCCCTCGGCATCGAGCCGCTCGAGCAACTGCGCCTCGATCTGGCGCAGGTCTTCCTCGCGCTGTTCGGCTTGGATCAGTTCTGCTTCAACGTCCACTCTTGCGCCTCCGTTTCTTCGGGGTCCGACGTTTCACGATCGGGTGGTATCGCTCTTGCCACTGCTGCAGACGCACGATGTTGCGCCGGTGCAGAGTCCCGATGGGGAACGCCTTGTTCAGGCGCTGCCCCATCTCGCTGCTCACGAACGACTGCGCCATTGCGATTGGGACCATCACCATCAGGCGAACTTCACCGGCTTCGACTTGCGCTCGGGCAGGCTGCTCACGTAGCCCTTGCCTTTGGCCTTGTCAGCCTTCACGAACTTCCGCGCTACGGCGACGCTCGGCGCGTTCTTGCTGCGCGGCTTCATTCCGTGCGCGATTCCCTGCATCAGGCGCTGCTGTGCCCTGCTCTCGTCCGGCATGGTCAGTCCTTCGCGCTCGGCTTCGCCCGGCCAGTGAACTGCGCCGGCGGAATGACGTGCTTGCTCGTCTTCGTCTTGCTCTTGGCGAGCGAAGACGAACGGTGGTGCGGCTTGTTGCTCGCCGGCGCGACGAGAGTCGGGTGCGTTGGCATCGCCGGGCCAGCCATCGGCTGGTGGCCAGGCGTTGTGTCGCGCAACTTATTCGGTGCCGGTTGCGCCTGCGCCATCTTGCGCCCCTGTGGAATGAACTGATCGAATTTCATGGAAGTCTCCTATCCGACTGCTTCGGGAACCATGCCGTATTCGCCACGCTGGACAACGCCGGCGGCGTCTTCGCCCGGCAGCACTGGCTGCTGGCCTGCTTGCGGGTTGATGATCGCGCTCGCGCTCGCGGGCGTTCGCAGCCCCTCGACAAACGGGATATCGGCACCCGGCAGTGCCGGGACCTCCGCGCTCGCCAACGGCATCGCCATCTGCGACATCTGCAACTGGAATTCGCGGTCGGCCTGCACGATGGCATTCGACAGCGCCTCGCGCTCGAGCAGCAACTTGCCCTGCTCGATCACGTTCTTCTCGCGCTTGATCTGCTCGTCGAGTTGCTTCACCTGGAACTGCAGCTGCGCGACGTAGTGCTTCGCGGCCTGATTGCCTGCGGCGATCGACTGCTGCGTCTTGGACTTGATGTCCGCGATGGCCTTGGCCGAGTCGGCGCGGATCTGCGCGATCTTCTCGTTGCTGGCGAGCTTGGCCGCGTCCTGCTGGATCTGCTGCTGCAGTTGCGCGATCTGGTCCTTGAGTGCCTTCTTCTCCGGGTCGGTGCCATCGTCCTTCACGCCGGGGAAGAACTTCGATCCGTCCTGATAGCCAAGAATTCCCATGACCTCGCGGATGACCGCGTTCGGGTCGGAGCCCTGCATTGCCGCCGGCGAGATTGTGCCAATCGTCTGGAAGCCGATGGCGAAGCGCTGGATGCGCTGCAGCGGGTCGGTGTTGCCAAATCCGACGGCGACGGTCATGTTCACCGGCTCCTCGAGCGAGCGG